ATGATGTTATTACATATAGTTCTACAGTACCAGCAGTAGAAGTTACCACATCTCAACCTGAAACTGCACAAGAGTATGCAGCATATAAGTTTATTCTAACAAGAGATTCTACATACACACAATACGGACCTACATTCAAGGGCTACCAGGCTAAGGCTACTATCGCTACGCCTCGTCAGCAAATTATGCAGTTCCCATTGTATTGCTTTGATGTAGAGACAGATAGATATAATGTTCAAGTAGGATATGAAGGAAGAGCATTTGCTAGAATTCAGGCTATTGAAAACATTGAAAAGAGTGGAGATGTTGTTACACTACAAGACTTCACTACTGGCGAATCACGCCAGATTATAATCGAACAGATATCGTTTACTCGTGGTACTCCACCAGACAGAGGCTTCAGTGGCTTCGGTGGTATCCTCGAAGTAACCATTAGAACAGTATAGGAAACTCATGATGACACCAACCGACTGGGCTGGATTAGCCGTAGCCATCACAACACTAATAGGAGCATTAGCAGCCGCTGTTAGATGGATGGTTAAACATTATCTTACCGAACTTAAACCAAATGGAGGTTCAAGTTTAAAAGATAAGGTTAATAAGTTGGATGACAAAGTAGAGTTCTTAACTGAATTAGTTTTACAAGTACTAAAGAAATGAGGGACAATGGCAACTGTTGCCAAGAAAGCCACGCCTGCTGCAATTGCTGTGCTGCGCCAAGCGACGGCGTTGAGACCAAAGAGGAAGAAAGCAAGCGATGGTCTGCTACCATCTGCTGCTCATTTAAAACAGAGTCCTAACTCGGACCACAATACTGGTCTAGCAGCAGACCTGACTCACGACCCAAAGAATGGGATTGATTGTGCTGTCATTTTTGAAAAACTTAAAGAAGATAAGCGTGTCAAGTATCTTATATTCAATGGTAAGATATGGTCCAAAGATAAAAGTAAGTTTGGCAATCGTCCTTACACTGGTGTTAATAAACATAATCATCACTTACATATTTCTATTAACCCTGATTCCGCTAATGATACTTCCCCTTGGTTTTGGTGGATGAACCAACCCAATCCTTTATCGGTTCTTGCATCATCCGTGATGCCAGTGCCAGCGAAGAAAGCATACCCAAAGCCAAAGCCAGAAGAATGTACATGCTGTAAATTGCATGGACAAACAAAATAGAAAGAAGGAAAGATGAACCCAAAGTTCAAGCAGGTAGCACTATCCTGGTTCCGTGCAGCAGCAGCGGCAGTCGTTGCTTTGTACCTAACTGGTATTACAGACCCTAAGCAATTAGCATCAGCAGCCATTGCTGGCGCAGCAGGACCTCTGCTTAAGTGGTTAGACCCATCAGCATCCGAGTTTGGACGCGGTGCAGAATAGCCTTTAAACGGCCTTAAACGACCTTTATAGACACGAAACCCCCCGACCTTAGGTAATCACCTTTGGAAGGGGGGTCTTTTGTGTTTTCTAAACAGTCTTCCCCTTACTGCTTAGCCAACTCTTTTGTGACCCAGAGCACATACCCTGGCTGCACCAAGTACCCTTTGCTGGGATTGGGTTCTATGTCACAGGTTATCTCTTCCCCGTACAACTCAACTGCCCTACGCAATGTACTGGTTGGTACGATAAGAACCGTACCCTCCAGCACAAATGCCCAGTACTCAGCCTTTGTAGCAGATAAGCCTGAGGCATACCAAGACTGATTATTGTGAGACCAACACTCGGTTTCTATATAGATGTTGTTTGTGTTCTTCCACTTTAAATCAGTCTTGACTTCTATTGTTTTGTTACCAGTCAGTAACCCTTCGACTAGTCTTTCACCAGCCTGTCCTACTGATAAGTCCAAATCAAAGTCAGATAATTTACCCATAATGTCCTAGTATATATATTATAATAGACCCCGAAGGGGTCTTATATATTTATTATTATATAATATATTATACCAGTATCAAATGATAACTTAGGTAAAATGATTCTTGACAAACTAAACTGATGGGTGTATAATACGGCTATGGCTATAGAACTGCAAGGATATACTTTACCTGAGCACATATCGTACTCAGCGTTCACAACATTTATCGACTGTGGATATCAGTACTATCTGGGTCGATTACTTCAACTGCCCGAAGAACCTTCGGTGTGGTCTGTGGGTGGCTCCGCCTTTCACTCGGCAACTGAGGCTTGGGATTTGGAGAACCTATAATGTTATTGGCACAGAACTATTGGGATAAGGCTTGGGCTAAGGAGTCTGAAGGCAAGGACTTAACCTTTGCTCGTGTTGGTGGTCGTGCTACCAAAGCATTTCCTAACAAAGAGAATGTAGATTTTTGGCAAAAGACTGGACCTGAATGGGTTCAGGCATATATCGATTGGCGTATTGCTAATCACAACTGGAAAATCTGGCACACACCAGAAGGCGCACCTGCCGTTGAACTGGGTCTGACGCCTACCTTTGCTGGTATACCTGTTAAAATGGTTATCGACAGAGTCTTTGAAGTTGATGGTGAATTAGTCGTGGTTGACCTCAAGACTTCACAACAGACCCCGTTCAGCACGCTACAACTTGGCTTCTACCGCCTAGGACTTAAACAAATCCTAGGGGTAGATGTTAAGTACGGAGCCTACTGGATGGCAAGGCAAGAAGGAACTACCCCACTCATCGACCTAACAGGGTATACTGATGAGAAGTTGGAGTATCTTGTGAGTGGATTTGATAAGGCTCGCAAGGCTGGAATTTTTATACCAAATACAAACAACTGCAACAGATGTGGACTGACAGAGTACTGCCAGTTCTCATCGAAGAAATGAGGAAGCATGGCTAATGAAGACTGGAAACTACAAGTTTCCTACAAGACACCTAGTGGGGATATGATTAATATCCGTGCTAACACGGCAGATGAACTATCAGTTCTGCTTGAAGGCATTGGAGATTACTCCACACAGATTGCTGCAACACAACAGAAAGTCGTGGGTGCTTACACTCTAAGCCCTTTATCGACATCGAGTTCCACTACAAACACAACGCCCTCGAACTACTCCGCTCCAACCCCAGTCAGTACAGCATCAGGTACGGCAGCACCCGTATGTAAGCATGGTGCTCGAATCTGGAGAGAAGGAATTAGTAAGGCAAGTGGGAAGCCATATGCATTCTGGGCATGTCCTTCACCACAAGGAACTCCAGACCAGTGCAAGCCAGTAAACTAAAAACTAAATAATGCGGAAAAGCCGTAGTCGAATTACACCAGTAGCGTTTTGGCTACGGCTTTTCTTTAAAAACAGAAAGGAACCAGGATGCGTACACTTGTCCGCTCAGTTGGTCGTGCCAGTATCGGTGGAGAACCTCTACCTTCCTGCTTTAAGGCATTCGATTCCAACAAGATTATCGTCCGTCGTTCCGAAGTTTCGATGTTCGCAGCAGCGCCAGGTGTGGGTAAATCAACCTTAGCATTAGCATTAGCATTAAAGATGAAAGTGCCGACGCTTTATATATCGGCAGACACTAACGCTCATACGATGGCTATGCGATTAGCATCTATGATTTCGGGTAAGAGCCAGTCAGATGTAGAAGATATGTTATCTTCAGACCTCGGCTGGACTAAGGCTACTCTTTCAAAGAGTAACCACATTGTGTGGTCATTTGAATCTGCGCCAACTCTTCAGGATATTGACGAAGAGGTTCAAGCATTTGAAGAACTATGGGGTTGCCCACCTGTTCTTATTATTGTAGATAACTTAATGGATGTGGCTACAGACGGTGGCGAAGAGTTCGCTTCAATGCGTGCCATTATGAAGGAGTTGAAGTATCTTGCTCGTGCAACTAACGCTGCTGTTGTTGTGCTTCATCATACTAGTGAAGCAGTGGTTGGTTCTCCGTGCCAGCCAAGAAGTGCTATTCAGGGTAAGGTTGCACAACTACCTGCTCTCATCTGCACTCTCGGAGTTGTTGGGACCTCAATGGGAGTCGCGCCAGTTAAAAACAGATATGGAAAAGCAGACGCAGGAGGGGGACTCATGACATGGATTGCATTCAACCCTGAGTATATGTTTGTTGATGACATTCCAGAGAACCACTAATGCAAAAAGATATTGGAAGATACACAGTAACTATCGCACCCAATAGCAGATATTGTTTTGGTATTGGGTTCGAAAGGTATCCCATTATAGAATGGGGAGAAGAGGAAGAAGCAGTCGTAACAGCATGGGTTACTCGACTTGACTTCTTATTCTTCTTTGTTAACTTTGCTAAGTATCCTAAGGTGGAATGGCGTGAGTAGTTATGGCAAACGAAAAGGTGCTACCTTTGAGACTTCAGTAATGAAGTGGCTCAGGTCTAAAAAAGTATTTGCTGAACGCTTGACAAAAGCAGGAGCAAAAGATGAAGGTGATATAGTTGCTATGGTTGCTGGGCAAACTTATATCTTTGAACTAAAAGCAACTAAGAAGATTGACCTACCAAAGTTTTGGGCAGAGGCTACAGTTGAAGCAGAGAACTACGCTAATGCTAGAGGCTTAGATGAAGTGCCACCGAGATATGTCATAGTCAAAAGACGCATGGCTGGTATCGATAAGGCGTGGGTCGTAGAGAATTTGGAGCAATGGATTGAGAGGAACTGTGAATGACTTACCAAGTATTAGAGAAATACTTATCCACTATGGAGCGAGTCTCCGCCAAGGTCATGGCCAAGTCAATCTCAAGTGCCCGTTTCATGGGGACACACACCAAAGTGGGAGCGCGAATCTTGATGAGAATATATTCATCTGTTTTGCTTGTGGAGTCCAAGGCAATTCTTTACAAATCGTTGCGCAACAGGAAAGGGTAGACATCCGTGAAGCAAAAGGAATCGCAGAAAGAATTGCTGGGACAAGCAGCACAGAAGTACGCGGCAAACATTTATCAGGCAGAAGCCTACCTAAGAAGTCGCGGTATAACAATGGAGGCAGCACGGTTGGCTCGATTAGGCGTAGTCGTGGAGCCTGAAGTTGGACATGAAGCATTTACAGGAAGATTATCCATACCGTATATTACCAAGAGTGGCGTTGTCGATATTCGTTTTCGCTCTCTTAATCCTGCTGTTGAACCTAAGTACATGGGTATGACTGGCTCAGATACCAAGATGTATAATGTTCTAGATATAGAAAAGGCTGGAGATTATATTGGTATTTGCGAAGGAGAGATTGATACTATTACAATGTCATCTCTAGTTGGTATATCTTGCGTTGGAGTTCCTGGTGCTAACAGTTGGAAGAAACATTATACTAGATTGCTTGCTGACTTTGAGAGAGTCTTTGTATTTGCTGACGGAGACCAACCAGGAAAAGAATTTGCTACATCTCTAGCAAGAGAACTACCAATTACAATTATACAATTACCAGATGGGCAGGATGTGAACTCTATGTTCGTTCAAGAAGGCTCACAATACTTCCTTCAGAAAGTAGGAGTCAATGAATAGAAAAGAAGTACCACCATGTCCTGAGTGTGGTCAAAGATTTGAGAATGTATTTGATGCAACCGACCACCTGCTAGAGGATGATGAAGAGTTTGACCCAGCACTAGTCTTACCTAACGGATATAGATTAATGATAGGTTCATTGTTACGATGTATGTATAGATATGCTAATAGTCCTGAACATATTAAGGGCATAGCAGAGTCAACATATATGACATTGTTTACGGCAGAAACTCAACCAAATATGGTAGCGAAGATGATTCAAGATATGATAGTCGACGCACAGATGACGGACTTAGATGAAGAACTTAAGCAACTACTTGAAAGAGGGAAGTGACGAATGGCACATTATCCAGTACATCCTGAACCTGGGTTTCGACCTAAGGGAGATTACGACAACCGAAAAGGAATTACTCCTGAAGATAGCGGTTCCGTTTTCGAAAGAGATGTAGCCAAAGTATTCAAGGAACTAGAAAAGTTATTGTTATCTAAGCACAGGGATTATGGTCCACGCAATATTGCTGACGCACCTGGCGGTGCAATCAATGGTCTTCGTGTTAGAATGCATGATAAACTAGCACGGATTAATAACTTAGTTGATAGTAAGAAAAATCCTGAACATGAATCATTGGAAGATTCGTTTAAGGATATGGCTAACTACGCAATCATAGGACTGCTAGTTCTTAGAGATAAATGGGATAAGTAATGAAAGTAATTGTTTGCGTTTCAGATTTACAAGTACCCTATCACGATAAGAAGGCGGTCTCCGTCCTCTCCCGTTTCATTAAATCATACAAGCCTGATGAAGTTGTATCGGTTGGTGATGAAATGGATATGCAGACCATATCGCGTTGGAGTAAAGGGACTGACTTAGAGCATGAGAAATCTATTGGAAGAGATAGAGATGAAACATATCGGGTATTGGAATCTCTGAAAATCAAACACATGATTCGAAGCAATCATACTGATAGATTATTTAATACTATCAAGATGAGAGCACCAGGATTAGCAGGACTACCTGAGTTAGAGTTAAAGAACTTTCTTAAACTTGATGACTTAGGTATTAAATACCACGAGAAACCATACGAACTAGCACCTAATTGGTTGCTACTTCATGGCGACGAAGGTAATGTCCAGCCTACTGCTGGTGCTACTGCGTTGGGTTTAGCCAAGCGTGCAGGTATGAGCGTAGTCTGTGGACACACGCACCGCATGGGGCTTACACATTATACACAATCATACTTCGGTGGACATCCAAAGACCCTTTGGGGTCTAGAGGTAGGTTGCCTAATGGACTTTAAGTTTGCTAAATATATTCGCGGTGGTTTATTCACTTGGCATAAAGGCTTTGGAGTCTTGTATGTAGATGGAAATAAAGTAATGCCACATCTTGTTCCCGTAAATATGGACGGCTCATTTGTATTTGATGGAAAGGTTTGGAAATAATTTAATATGGACTGGCAACGCATTGAAAAGTGGGACTATGTAGTAGTAGCGGTGGCTTCTGAATACCATAAGAAGTTTAGCATGGTAGAACTAGATGACATCAAGCAGTCTCTCTATCAATGGTTCATTGAACATCCAAATAAACTTGATGAGTGGGAAGCGATAGGCGAGAAGGACGCAAAGAACTTAATCTATCGCTCACTTAGAAACGAAGCATTGGATTATTGCCAGCGTTGGAAAGCAAAGTCTGTCGGCTATGACATCTCCGACTTACATTATTATGAACCAGTAATTGTCGAGGCTATCTTGCCAGCAGTCTTGCGTGGTGAGTATGGTGTTAGCCATAAGTTAAATCTAGGTGGGGTCAGTCGCCCACAAGCACCTTCCGAAGGTGGCAATCTAAATGTAATGATGTTCGAGATTGACTCTGCGTATTACAAGTTGAGTAAAGAGGATAGGAAATTACTCTTCTTGCGCCACGCAGAGTCTCTCGACTTCAAGGAGATAGCGAACTTCCTTGAATTGTTTAGCGAGGATACTGCTCGCATGAGACATAAGCGAGCAATTAAAAGATTAATAAATAAGATAGGTGGCTTCCGCCCATATCTTGAAGAGGACTCACCTAAGAAAGAGAAGTCCGAAGAAGATGAAGTAGAAGAAACCCACTACTCCACTAACGACAGCAAGTGGGACGATGACAGGGGCGATGAAGATGAGAGTGTCAATTAAAGTTCTTCTCATCCCACATCCACTCCTGTTCCATTGGGTCAACCCATAAACTCTCGCCGTAGTCGGCATAGAACTTAGCCATTATCTCATCTTGTTCGTCTTGTTCTGTAATGCCTTCGGGTCTATTCGAATTGTTCGTCGTGTAATCTGTCGGGGTCGTCTCCATAATCATGTCCTTCATCTGGGTCATGTCGTTCTCCACACTCATCACACCTTTCATTTCCATAGAACGCAAAGTCGTCTTCTAATCTAGGTTCTGCCATATTATCCTCCTGTTGAATACCAACCGCTACCTTTGAACTGAACTCCTGGTGCTGACCATACTCGCTTCATTGTTCTGAAACATACAGGGCAATCAGGTCCTACTTCAAAGTGCGTTTGCGTTTCTTGATATGCTTGACACTCTTCACATCTATATTCATATGTTGGCATTACTCGCACCC